AACGCACAGTTCGATGTATCCATTATGGAGTGGGTCTACGATGTACATCCAGCCTTCATCTTCGACACGCTATCAATGGCGCGAGCTCTCAGAGGCGTTGAGGTTGGCAACAGTCTCGCCAAACTTGCAATCGATTTTGGTCTTCCCGCCAAAGGGACAGCCGTGTATTCGACAAATGGTGTGGCCGAGCTGGACGAGGTCATGGAATCTGAGCTTGCAGACTATTGCAAACACGACGTACATCTATGCGAAAGAATCTTTGATCGACTGGTCAAAGGGTATCCACCAAAGGAGCTTCGACTCATCGACATGACGCTGAAGATGTACACACGTGCGTGCTTGCAACTTGACCCCAACATGTTAACTGACGCCATACTAGAGGAGAAAGAAACTCGTGAAGCCCTACTACAAAAGCTCGGCGTGGAAGAGACTGCACTGGCATCGAACCCGCAGTTTGCTGCACTACTTACGAAACTCAATGTGGTTCCGCCAACCAAGACAAGTAAGACAACCGGCAAAGAAACACTCGCACTTGCTAAAAACGATGCCTTATTTCAAGCGCTACTCAATGGTGAACGTGAGGACGTTGCCCTACTTTGTGAAGCGCGTCTTCGGGTTAAATCAACCACTGAAAGAACCAGAGCGCAACGGTTTCTGGACATTAGCCAACGCGGTACATTACCCGTACCTCTCTCGTACTATGGTGCGCAGACTGGCCGGTGGACAGCAAGCAAAGGCTCGGCCATCAACATGCAAAACCTCAAGCGAGGCTCGTTCCTACGCAAAGCGATTATGGCTCCCAAAGGACACCAACTCGTTGTGGGGGATCTTTCGCAGATTGAACCGCGAGTACTCGCGTGGCTTTCGGATTACGAAGACATGCTCGACATCTTTCGGTCAGGTGGTGACCCTTACGCCGCGTTCGGTGCTCAGATGTTTAACATACCCGGACTTACTAAGGAGTCGCATCCAGACTTACGGCAGTCTGCGAAAAGCGCTTTGCTTGGGTGTGGCTACGGCCTCGGGTGGGCGGCGTTTGCGTCGCAGTTGTTGGTCGGCTTCCTCGGCGCTCCGCCACAGCGATATGACTTAGCCTTTGCAAAGAAGCTGGGCGTCACGCAACAGACCGCTGAAAAGTTCCTTGACTGGGAGGTTAATGTTGAAAAGCTTACGGCCATACCGCACACCTGTTCCACAAGAGAGCTAGTCATTCACTGCCTAGCGGCCAAGGCCATCATTGACAAGTACAGGGCGACAGCCACGCCTGTGGTGGACTTCTGGAACCTACAGACCGAGCTGATACACGAGTCGCTTTACAAGGGGAAGGAGTATACGCACAAGTGTCTGACGTATCGTAAGGGGGAGATCGTGCTACCTTCTGGCATGAAGCTGCTATATCCGTACCTACAAATCAGGCGCCATACAGACGAGAAAACAAAAAAAGAACAGGTTGAGTGGACTTACGGCGAAAATCGTACTAAGATATATGCAGGGAAAATAACCAACAATGTCACGCAGGGCGTAGCGAGATGCGTGATGACTGATGGGATGGTGCGAACTGCAAAGAGATACTTTGTGGCGGGAACAGTACATGACGAGCAGATCGTCGTGGTTCCTGATGCAGAGGTGGAGGACGCTAAGACTTGGGTCTTAGCGCAGATGGTCATGGAGCCGCCTTATATGCCGGGCATTCCATTGGACGCTGACGGTGGCGCACACCGTCGTTATGGGTTAGCTAAAAACTAGGAGAAGCAATATTGAAGTTACCAACAAAAATAAGAGTAGGTCGTAGGTGGTACTCAGTTGAAGTAGTCGAAGCCATGCTTGACAAGCGTGACATGGGGCGTGTTCATTACGATGACCGCCTTATTCAACTAGGTCGAACGAGTAACATCACGGGCAGAAAGTTTAAGCCCGAAGAGATCGCAGATACGTTTTGGCATGAAATGGTGCACACAATTCTCAAGGACATGGGCGAACACAGGCTCAACTCCAACGAAGCGTTTGTCACCAAGTTTGCCAACCGATTAACAGAAGCCATCAACACAGCGAAGTTCGAATGAAAAAACCAGCATGGTCACACAGCAGCCTCAAAGATTATGAAGGCTGCCAACGCCGTTACCACGAGGTCAAGGTCTTAAAGAAGTACCCCTTCCAAGAGACCGAAGCCACGCGGTATGGCAATCAGGTGCATAAGGCTATCGAGGACTACATCAGGGACAAAACACCAATCCCTGCCGAGTATGCGCAGTTTAAGCCTGTAGTGGACGCCATGCTGGGTAAATCAGGTAGAGCTCTCGCTGAGTATGAGATGGCATTGACGGTGGACTTAAAGCCCACGGGCTGGAAGTCCCCTGACGTTTGGGTTCGAGGCATTGCCGACATCCTAATCGTTGACGATGAGAACCTTACGGCGTGGGTGGGAGACTGGAAGACCGGCAACAACAAGTACCCAGATCGGGATCAGCTTGTATTGATGTCACTCATGGTCTTCGAACACTTTCCCCACATCCGCAAGGTCAACTCAGCGTTGCTGTTCATTGTTAAAAATGATATGGTCAAGATGCAGATGCAACGAGAGCAAGCTGAAGCCTTTTGGTGGAAGTATCGTGAGCGCACTGCACGTCTTGAAGCTAGCTTTGAGACGGGTGTATGGAACCCCAATCAAACCCCACTATGCGGATGGTGTCAGGTCACCGGATGCGAGTTCAATCCTAAGCACTAGGAGAAAGTAATGACACAAGTAAACGGCAAGCGTGACTACAAACACGCATACAAACTGCAAAAGAAAACAGGCGAAACGGCTGACCAGATCGAGCGTCAAAAAGCACGGCGCAAGTACGACAAGGAAGGCATCAATCGTTCAGGCAAAGACATTGACCACATTAAACCCCTGCGTGCTGGAGGCAAGTCAACAGCAGGCAACACCCGCCTTCGTAACAAGAGCGCTAACCAAAGCGACAACGGAAAATAAAGCTTGGAGAAGCAATGGAAATCATAGAAGACAAAGCACTAGTCTTACGCACAAGAAACCCGCACAAATACAAAGTCATACCTAAACACAAGATCGTCGAGCGCATGGATGGTGGCTACGACGTGGCGGTGTATTGGGGGCTTGATGAAGCGCGGGTGCTGCGTAACCTAGGTGTTAAAAACGTACCATCGCCTATCACTAGGCGCTACGACTGGCCGGGTCGTTACAAACCTATGGCTCACCAGATCGAGACAGCTTCGTTCCTTACGCTGTATCGCAGAGCATTCGTGTTCTCTGAGCCCGGCACAGGCAAGACGCTATCTGCCCTCTGGGCGGCTGATTACTTGATGAAGCTAGGTAAGGTGCGCAGGGTTCTTATTCTGTGCCCTTTGTCAATCATGCACAGCGCGTGGATGGGGGACATTAACAACAGCATCATTCACCGCTCGGCAGTTATCGCACACCATCCGCAAGCTAGTCGCCGTATCGAGATGATTCAGCACGACTACGAGATAGTCATTACAAACTACGAAGGCTTGAACCTGATAGCTAACGAGGTATGTAACGACGGGCGATTTGATCTTGTGATTGTGGACGAAGCCAATGCATACAAAACATCATCAACCAAACGCTGGAAGGCACTCAACTCTATCCTGACACCTAACACGTATCTGTGGATGATGACTGGCACACCTGCCTCACAGTCGCCCGTAGATGCCTATGGTTTGGCTAAATTGGTTAACCCTGATGGCGTGCCACGCTTCTTAACAGCATGGCGAGATCAGGTGATGCAGAAGATTACCCTGTTTAAGTGGGCGCCAAAACCTGACGCCAAGGACAAAGTGTATGAAGCGCTACAGCCAGCAATACGCTTCACAAAAGAAGCGTGCTTAGATTTACCCCCAGTGATAACCATGACGCGTGAGGTCGCACTTACGCCACAGCAGAAGAAATACTACAACCTTCTCAAAGAGCGCATGCTTGTGCAAGCGGCGGGGGAGACCATCACAGCGGTCAATGCCGCGGCTGGTGTGTCCAAACTATTGCAGATCAGTTGCGGTGCAGCTTACACAGACGACAGAGAAGTTGTGGAGTTTGATTCTGCGCCTAGGCTTGCGGTACTGGAGGAGATACTGGAGGAGACTGATCGCAAAGTTATTATCTTCGCTTTGTTTCGTAGCACCATTGACACCATCAGCAACTACCTCACCAAAAAGGGCATTGTCAATGAGTGCATCCACGGAGACGTGACGCCAAACAAACGTGGTCAAATCATCCACCGCTTTCAGACCGAAGCCGACCCTAGGATATTGGTCATGCAACCGCAAGCAACAGCGCACGGCATTACCTTGACAGCCGCTGATACTGTGGTGTTCTATGGCCCACTCATGTCTGTTGAGCAGTACATCCAGTGCTGTGCGCGTGCTGACCGCAAGGGGCAAACGTCAGATAAAGTTACGGTGATTCACATTCAAGGTAGTGCAATTGAGGAACGAATGTTTAAAGCCTTAGCAGGGAAAGTTAGTGATAACTCACTACTAACCCAGATGTTCGACACTGAAATTAAATCGTGAAAGGGGGTTGCAACGAATAAAAATGTGTGTAAACTGTCAAACCTTAGACAAAAATTAAACAGGAGAAGTAATGGAAGAAAAAACGATACCCTTAGACAAGCTGGTAAAAATTTACCGCAAGCTTCGCACGCGAATGACCGCGCTGACCCAAGAGTACGACACCCAAGCGGAAGTGCTCAAGGCGCAACAGGAAGAGGTCAAGAACGCGATCAAGGAACAGATGAAGGCGATGGGCGTCACATCAGTTCGCACTACCGAGGGCACGGCAGTTATGTCCGTGAAGACTCGCTACTACACACAAGACTGGGACGAGTTCAAGAAGTTCGTGCTTCAGCATGAAGCCGTCGAGCTTTTGGAGAAGCGCATCGCGCAAGCCAACATGTCACAGTTCTTGGAAGAAAACCCCGGGGTCGTACCGCCCGGCCTGAACTCAACATCTGAGTTTGACATCTCTGTACGCAAACCAACCTGAGAAGACTATGAAACTACCCGTAGCCACCCCCGAAGACAAGGCACGTAGGCAAGCCGCTATGGACGTCATGATGAGCGCTGCACTGCCTCTTGATCTATCAGCTAAAGACCTATTAGAAGTTACGCTGAACCTGTACGCCCACTGCATTGTGCGCCTTGGCGTTAACGACGAAACAGGAAAGCAAGCACTAAACGCGTGTCTTTTAGAACTGCGTACGCGTGACGCTGAAGAAACCAACCCCACTCTCAACTAAGGAAATAAAATGAGCAATATTGCAATGTTCAACCCCTCAAACGTCCCCGCATTTGCTAAGAATGCAGTCCTGTCAGCAACCACGCTAGCCTTGGCTGGCGGTGCAGGTTCT